ATATCCTAGCATCATAAGCAGTATTCATCTCCCTCAATATATCCATAGTATTCATTGTATGATTGTTTTAAGTTATCAGGTGCAAACTGCATAAATCTATATTCAGCATATGCTTCACCTTCATCTAAGTTAGATTGATTCCAATCTTCAAATAATGCTTGCTCAATATCTACTTGAATTGCTCCAAGGATATGTTCTCCTACTGTATCTGTAAATGCTTCTGACATTATGCTTCCGCCTTTCTATATTCGGGTACTTTAGTTTCTAAGTATATACTATGGGTCTGACAAATTGCTACAGCCTCTAGGTCTGCCTCGCCAAGCCAGTTGCATACATTACATATTTCACCACATTCGTTTTCGCAGTATTCCAGTTCATTAACTGCATCACAATCACGGCACATATTATCGTATTCTGATTCTGAGATAACTTCACCACGGAGGAATTCCATTTCCCCACCCCAGCCTGTCTCTTCTTCATATGATAAAGTAAATAGTAGTGTTGGGTATTGTGCAGATAGTTTAGATATAGCACCAAGAGGTCGTGACCATGCAGTATTAAAGTTGTAATGAACTACATAGTTCTCGCCATTCTCTGCTTCTTCCATATTAGTATCAGGATACTTATCATCTTCTGATACAGCCACGTCCCACTTAGTACCCCACTCACGAACATTAAAGTTGTACCAGTCATTGGTCTCAAACTTCATTGCCTGAGAAAAGTCGGTGGAACGAGGAGGTTGTCCATGATATACTTCATCAGTAATACCAGCATCCTTATAGTTATAGATATTATGAAAAGCAAAGATAGGATTAACATACTTAGTCTGCTTGACATCATATGATAAATCACCTACAGGTGTAATAGAATAAATAAATGGCTTATTCATCTGCTTGATTAGATTTTTAACTTGCTCAGGATTACCCTCAATAGTTAATCCATTAAATACCCAGTTTGGCATTTTATATCCTTTCGTTGATATGTTCCTATTATAGACTAGACCACTGACAAATGTAATACTATTTGGGTGTGTTTCACACCACATTTTGTATGCATGTGGTCAAGATCACAAAATTCCAGGGAAATTTTTATTGACTTCTTAAAAGAAATATATTACCCTTAGTCTTTTCACCTTTAGATTAATTATGCATTAACCCTTGAGTACTTATTAATAAATGAATCCAATGTCATTGTGAACATGGGCTCGTCTTGCATTCCACGGACCGTAAATTGGTTACCGTCCTCGGACCATGGCTCTTCCTCATGAAGGCTAAACGTTTTATTTACCCAATCAATTACAGGAATTTTGTGCTCGTTGTCTAGGATATTGTTAACACTTAATCCCCAGCCAGTTGTCTCGTGCCACTGGTCTCCGACTAAATGTGAAATAACAATACGTGTAGCATATGATTCGTCATCCCAGCGAGAACGTGCTGCCTCTACTGCATCTGCTAAATTGCCTAGCATTTCATGTCCAGCCCAGTGTCCATACAATACAATTGTTTGACCATTAGACTGTTTAAATCCAAAGTTTGCTCTGTCGCCCATTTTAATCCGCCATTTCTACTAGTTGAGGTGCTTCTTCCTTTTTGTTTAATTCTATCACTTCATAAGCGATTTTGTCAAGACTAGGCTTGAATTTGTTAAAGTGGTGGCCACAGAAAGCAAGCTCTCCGCTAACCATCTTAACAAGATACATTGCAGGTACTACTGAGTTACACTTATCACAGCCAACCCATTCGCTCATATTGTTCCGCCTTCAATCATGTCAGATAGTCGATCAAGAATCCATGTATCAATATCAGTGATATCAATCTCTGCTAGTTTTTCTATAATTTCTTCACGAGCAAACTTGTACCCGTCTTGGAAACCTTCTTTATAGTCTGACATTTTATCTCCTAGTATCCTGTAGTCTTGTATTCGCTTACATAAGATTCAGTTAAGTTATACTTATCACGAATCCTGCTCACTTTCTCAATACTACCAGTTCCAATGTTGAAAGTCAATGCACCAATTACTTGTGGGTCAAGTCCAGTTATCTCTGCATCCCAATAGGCCCTCTCCATGGAGAGCCTATTAGGAGCGGTAAGTTCAAAATACATTACCCCTCGATTCTATCTACAGATGATGATAGCCAACTGATACCGTCTGAGTCATAAGACACAGTGTCAAAATCAATATCATGAATTAGATTGTGTGCACTCTCTTCATCACGAGCATTAACTGTAATTGAATATAGAACTGTTACTTCTAGTTCAAACTCATTTGTTAGTTCAAATCCACAGATGCCAGCAATTTCTTCTGCTTGAAATTCTGTAAGAGATTCGTCATCAAGTCCTTCGAGTGTGAACACCTTCATGTCATCACGTAATTTGCTTAGAGTTCCTGCAGTTGCATAATCACGCTGAGTTATACGCTGGATGTGCTCTTCTAACTGTGTAATGCGGGCCTTGTTATCTACTAACTGTGACTCAAGGAATTCTCGTGTCATGTAGTGATTATCTGTAGTTGTTTCCATTTTTACCTCTTCCGTTGTTGTTGGTGTAATTGTAGCATGCTCGACTGACAATAAGGTAGTCTTACGTCCGCAAGGGCATGTGAGTTCTGTCACACCTGAAGGAAAACCAAATCCATCAGATGATGTTAATTGAATTAAAGAATCGCATTCATCTGGGTCACAGACAAATGTATATACGCTTGATACTAGTTCGTTGGTCATGTAGAGAATTATACAGGGTCCCACTGACATTTGTCTATAGATTCCAGGGAAAATTTTATGTGATCCGTAACACAAAATTTCCTCCCTAAGTACTGCGGGCATTTTGCGATCTGTAACGGACTTGAACCGTCGACCTCTACCGTGACAGGGTAGCGCTCTAACCAACTGAGCTAACAGACCAAATAAAAATTGTGAGCAGTTTTAATTCATGCTCAGGAATTTTTTTATTAAAACGCAGAAACTAATTTTTTAATTTTATTTTTTTCTGCGGTAAGAATTGGGTCAAAGCCTGATGCACCTGCCATAAGTGTTTCAGAATTGCCACGACCTGAACGATAGTAGTCAAGGCGTTCAGTAAGTGCATTGAACGCACCCCACTTAGTTCCCTTGATGTTAGCGTTAGTTGGTGAGTTATGGTAAAGGTTATCAAGTAGCACAACCTTATTTTCCCACTTAGTTAGCGCAACCTTAGCAGAATCTTTATCTGGCTTAGGATAAATTGTCTGAATCAACTTAGAGAATTCAGCATCAGTAATTGACTGAGTGTAAAGAGCCTGAGCCTCTTTTTCGAATTCATCAAAGTATCCGAGAGCGAGTCCAAGAGTTTCACGAGCAACCTGAATACGACCCTCAACAGATTGTGTGTGACGAATCTTGAAAGATTGCTTAGCATTACGCATTGCAAGATTCAAGGTGTTTTGGCATACAACACGAACAGGAGTAACTGCAGCCTGAACAGCAACAGACCCGTCATGAGATGTCCATACGATTAGATACAACTTAGTCTCATCGTTTGCACCTTGTGGGTCAAGTACCATAGTGCGTGGAATGTCCACAGTACCAAATACAACTTTACCGCTACGCAATGAGCCAGCAGATTCCCAACGGCAATCAGCATTAGCATCATGAATTGCATCAGCAAATGCAAATAGTTCCTCATTCTGCACAGGCTTGTAACGCTTGCCAACAGTGGCAAGAACATCAGTTCCCTGATTGAATGGGTTATCACGAATAACTAACTGAGCATTAGATACATCATTCCATGTATCTGAGATGTGGTCAGTTAGTGGAGATAGGCGAACATTCCAATTGGAAAGTTTTGCCTCATCTAACATCATTTGAGTTGTAACATCTTCATCTTGTGTAAAGATGCGATTTGCGAGATTGTGCCAAGCAGGTGCGCCACGTAGAGCGAAAGCAACTTGACCGTTTTCGGTTTCGAGATTATGAGCCATTATTTTTTTACCTTTCGTTTGATTAGTTGTAAGTATAACAGATGCCACTGACATTGTCTATGATTAGTTACTATATGTCCGAATTGATCCATGTGATTAATCTCACAAAATTCCAGGCGTTTTCCACAGGCCTTCTTAAACCTGTGGATAACCCCGCACATTATTGGGGGCCAAGCTTGGGCGGGGTAGAATAAACTACCCAGCCTTTTACTTAGATAAAGATTTTACGTAGTTTACTGTCTCCATTGGAAAGAAAGCAGCAGATGTCTTTTTCTTATTCTTTTGATCATAGACAAAAGCTTTAACGTTTCCGTCAAACCGCTTTAAGTTTGAGAATACTAATTCTTTTAGGCTCTCATTGTCATAGCCTTCATCTGAATAAATAGTTAAATCGTTTTGCTTTACTTCGTCGTACATTTCAATCTTGAAACGCATTTTGTTCCTTTGATAGTAGGGATAATTGGTGAGCAGTTTTGATACTTACTCAGGTATTTACACCTCATGCAGTTGGTGCGAACTGGATAATAGTATTTTTATAATCGCCCTATTATCAGGCGAAGTCTAATTCTAACATGGGAGGCTAGATTTTGTCTAGCCCCCCAAATTATTTAGAGATAACGAGCAACCGCTTGATAAGTTGATGTGGAAACTGTTTCCTCATCTGTCATCTTTAGGATACGGATTGCGTTTTCCATTTCCTCTTTCTGCTCACGATAAGTGTGTTGATGAATAACCTCGAAATCCTTTTCAGGTTCAGCAGGGAAGTTGCCTTCCTTTACAACAATGTCAAAATCAACATTGAGAGTGTTGTTCCAATTACGATAGCCTGTGCGTAGGTTTTCAGCCTTTGAGAAGTTAGCGATAGCCCACTTTCCAATTTCCTTTTTCCACGCTTCGTGTGCTTTCTGATACTTAGCCTCGTTTGTTTCTTGTGAGGCGTAGTCCTTGTTTAGTTTATCAAGAGCAGTTTCTAGTGCCTTGATTACCTTTGGTGTTGCGATTTTTACTGAGATTGCTTTTCCTCTAGCCATTTGTTTTCCTCTTTCGTTGGTTGGTTGTATTTGGTTAGTATAGCAGAGGGGTCTGACAAATTGAGACCCCCCTGCCCTTTGCTAATTACCTGCCAAAGTGCTTGCTGATACTGATGTCCAGCGAGTTTCCTTGTTTGGCATTTCTAGTAGCACACGCACCGAGCCAGATGCTTGTGGGTGTATCTCTTTGATAACACCTGTCTTTTTTGACTTTAGGGTGGTGAATAAATCGCCAACCTGATACAATCGGTCTTGTATTGTCATTTATTGCCTCTTTTCTTTGTAGGGTAGTATTGTAGCATTGGGGGCTGACATTTATCAACCCCCATCTCATTATTTGAGAAAGTTATTGTGTGACTTTAGTCACTTTCAGGTAGCCAAAACTCCAAGTGGTGTTGGTCTACAATTGCGTGTGCGGGTGCGTGACTCATGCCTTTATAGAATACGCCTTCAGGCATAGCAATAAATCGATCAAAATCCTCGTCATAGTATGCGTCAATAGCATCTATGCAAGGTTGCACCATAGATAGCGGAACGGGTGGGTAGTGATTACCCTGTAAGTGATACGCTAATTGTGTTTCTAAATCTAATACACTATCCTGAATACCTAACGCTGTTACACTTCCCATTACTGCACCGCCTTTAAGATAGCCCATGAGCCACCCTTGTTAATTTCCTCAATTGCAGGTACAATTGCAGGTAGCAATAAATCTTTTAGCATTGACTCAAGTAGAATAATTTGATTAGCCTCATCAAGTGCAAGTAGCATTGAGCCTGTTGGGTGGTTTTCATCTACTTCTGTTACGAAGCGGAGAGAGTGTTCGATAGTTTTCATTTGTTGCCTTTCGTTTGTTGGATAAGAGTATTTTACCATAGGCCACCGACATTACCTAATCCATTATGGGCGTGTCGCAGCTTTTGTGATAATACTCACATTTTCAGGGGCTTGTGGATAACTCCCTTAAACCTGTGGAAAACCCCCTATATATGCGGGCCGAGCTGACAATTGTCAACTCGACACGCCGTTACAATTTAGTAAATACATATATCACCAATAAAATTGGCAGGATAGATATAAATATGAATGCAGATCCGCCAATGATACCTATAGCCTCATACATTATTTTTTACTCGCAGAAAATCTAATATCAGCTTTTCCGTAGACACATAGCCCACATGATACGCATGCGGAGCCCGCATTGCTAATAAGTGGAATACTCTTCATATTCTCAGGACACTTAGCGCCAGGCTTGCCAGTCAATTCTTTCATAGTATCTTCGGTTGCAGCGAATGTCTTTCCAAGGTAAGCAAGTCGGACCTTAGAATTAGTTTTCAAATCGAATGCAATTTCTTTATTCTCATCATCCGTTGAATAGTACAAGGATAGATTAGATACATCCTTAAGAATTAGAGCGGCAGACTTAACACGTGTATAGACCCAGAATTGAATATCAGGGTGCTTATCAATAACTACTTTCCATGCATATGTATAAGTATCATTGAAAAAATCTCCGTCCCAGTGTATACGGAATAACTTAGGTGCGTCTTTCTTTTCACAATCAGCAACAAAATCTAGAATCATTTCATTAAGTAGACGGACCATAGTTTCACCGTCTGCGTCTTTGAGTAATTCCCAATTGTGTAATAGATTAGTTTTTACTCCAGGGAATAACTTTTCGAGTTTTCCTGCGTAGCAAACACTTTCACAAATACTAGTGGCACCAGGGCACGAGTAAGCCTTTCCAGCAGGTAGTCCGAAGGTGTTAGCAATTGCGGCTTGCTTTCCATTTTTTGTGACAAGGTTAGCCACCTTTCTATCATTAGATCTTTTTAGTTTAGTCATTAGTTATAACTCTCCTTGCAGTTAGTGCAAATTGAATGTAGTTTACAATAGCATGACTTAGCGTCAGGGCGTATCATATCTGTTTCATAGTAGTCATCATAAAAATCCATGAGATGAGCCTTTCGTTGGTTGAATGGCAAGTATAGCAGACCCGACTGACATTATATGCAACACGCCCAAAATTCCAGGGTGATTTATATCACGTCCTTAACGACACGCCCGACCCCGCAGCTATGTGCGGGCTTTTGTGTCAAGTGTCAAATTTATTTTTATGTTTGATCTTGCGTGTGTATTTTTTTTTATTACGAACAGGTTGCGCCGCATTACTGCGGCGCAATTCCTGAATTCGTTTTACTTTATCTCGAAGTGAATTTTGGAACATTGTATCCACTCGCTTCGTGAAATCATTTTACTACGACCTTTCGTCCTGCACGATAAAAAACTTTTGTGTGACATTTGCCTGCTGGCGTGTAGAGATTAACAGTTGAGTATTCATCTGCAAAACCCCAATCGGTAAATAAGAAAAAGTTTTCCCATGCCCCGTATTCGTTTTCGTATTCAGCAGACCAATGCGGAGCATTTCCGTCATAAGCGCAAGTTATTTTATACATTAGTTGTTCTCCAATTCTTCCACGCAATCGCATGGCTCGCAATCATAGTCATTATCATTACCAAAAAAGATTATTCCGTATCCGTTACAATCTATACAATCTATTTTCATTACTGAGTTAATCATAGTTTTCCTTTCGTTGTTGTTATTGCTTATTATAGCCTAAGCCACTGACATTTATTCGGCTTCGGGGCTAGTGAATAAGGCTCCCTCATTAAGTAGCCCTACCTCAATGTTAAAGAGTTCATCAGGGGTGGCTTCGGATAAATCTACCCAGCCTGCCCCGTCTTGATCAATTCTAAAAATTTCAATGTATCCCATTAGTGTTGTTCCTCGCAATTCTTTGAGTAATCAAATCCGCAAAAGTAGCAACCCATAAATTCTAGGTGTTCCTCGCAGTAATACTTAAATTGGCTCTCATCACAGCAAAAATGTTGCTCGTCCGAGATTTCATAAAAATCGGTTTTGTCGATTATGTTTAACATCAGTTTCCCTTTCGTTTGTTTATTTAGTTATTGTATCAGGTAGCACCGACAAATTAGTCAGATGTTTTGACCGCTAAATAGCGGTATGTATCTTTAAGATTTAGCGGGGCTGAATAATGAGGTCGCACCTGCACTTTGTAGGTATCTGCATTTGCATACCAGACATCATTATTTTTTTCTGCTGAGATAATTTCACCCTTTAATGATTTTGAGTGATAGGTCTTTCCTACAAGTAGGCTTTCGATAGTATAAACATTTGCGGACATTAGTTGCCTTCTTTCGTTGTTGTTATAAGAGTATTGTACCAGAACGCACCGACATAATCTAATTACTAGCCAGTAATTCCAAATAATGAGACGCTCAACCAATGTGATAAATCTCACAAATTTCAGGGGATTTTATAACGACTTCATAACGACACGCCCGACCCCGTGCATATGTGCGGGACGCATCGCCTTTGTCAAGACGACGCGCCGCTATCTATTGATAATCTTTTAGAATTTCCTCTAATTGATTTATTTGCTCATCGCTAAGATGATCTAATTGAATTGCTTTTTCAAATCCGAATAAATCGCTCATTCGTTTTCCATTTCTGCCAAATAATCTTCATGCTCTGCTAAACCAATTGCAAATGCTATTGGGTCACAACATTCTAAAATTTCGGCGGGGGTAAAAGTAGAGTATCCAATTTTTACATTAGGATAAACATCATTAAGTAAATCTATAAAGCTTTCTTTTGTTTCTATGTCTTTTTCTAATTGTGATTTCATTATTTAGCCTCCTCTAAGAATAAAGCGTACATTGGTGAACATGTTAAGCAAATTGGATACTCAAAACGGAAATCGAAAAAATCATCTTCCATGTTTACTGAGCATTCCTCGCAATAAGTTAAATCTTTCATTGTTAAGCCTCCAATTGCTTATAGTCGATTACATGAAAGTCTAATTGTCTCTCAAGTGGCATAGCCTTTAGCCATGAGTAGGCAGACTCAAAATCATCTGCCTCTACATCTACAAATAACTCAAAATTAAAAATAGCCATGTTACCAACACTCCTCACATGTAAATTTGGTAAAGTCTGCATCTTTTGCAAATACCTCTAAGTAATTATTCGCACAAATTGTGCATGATAGCAAATAAGTTTTTGCCTTTTGATACATGTATGGATTAGAGTTAGATAACTCTCTATTCTCCAATACCTCTGATGAAATTAAAATGCTCATTTAGTCACATACCAATCTGTCCACATAGGTAAACGCTCTGGGTCATGGTCGCCATAGTAGCGAGAGATGTTTTGTTCACAATCTTGGCAGAAAGTAAATTGCTCATCTCCAATTTCTGAGATAGCGGATTTCATAGGGTTATGCTCTACGCATAGTGTTGTGAGTGAGTTCATGTGAACCCCTTTCGTTGTTGTTATAGTGGAATTGTAGCATGACGGGCAGACATTTCTCTACCTACTAGCGAGTAAGTCCAAGATGTGAGACGCTCAGCCTATGTGATACTAGTCACACGCAAATGTCCGATTTGTCCGTCAAATCGACACGCCGTAAAATTTTAGGGGATTTTATAACATGTTCATAACGACACGCCCGACCCCGTGCTTTTGCGGGCCAGCTTGATCTTGTCAAGCCGACACGCCGTTAGGCTAATGTGATTCTTGCCACAATTCACGCATCTCCGCTATGAAGTCATGATAAACGATCCTCGCCATGTAGAGGGCGGGGATAGCGATAGATAGTTGCACTAGTGTAGTTAGTAGGCGATTAGTAGTCATTACTTTACTCTCATTCTCTTATAAACCTTATACGCAATTAGCGCAATAGTAGCGGGGATAATTACTTGCCAAGATAAGGCGATATAGCAGACATAGGTATCAAACTCTAAGCCGTAGTCATTTAGTTCTAATGTCATTACTTTACCTCTACTCCTCTTACATTGTAGGTAAATCCTTTACCTAGTTTATTTAGTTCGGTCATTACATTTAGTAATTCATCTGCGCTATTAGCCTTGTTATCTACTGATGACGATAAGCATCTGCGACATCTGATTGGATAGTATCCCATTTAGATACGCTATTAGTTTGGTATGAGTATGCGTATGACATTACTTAGCCTCCTTAGTTAGTAGGGCTAGGGCTTGTGCAAGGCTTTCCTTGCGTTGCGCTTCTACAAGCGCCTTGTATTCGTCTAGTGTCATTTATTCTGACCTTTCGTTGTTGTTATAGTAGGAATTATAGCGGATAGGGCTGACATTATCAACACGACACGCCTAGGCGTGTGTGTGACATGAGACACAATGAGCAGGGAGTCTAAAGAGATACTTTAGGAGAGCCTTACGCTCAGAGGTAGTCAATTCAGGGTGGTTAGATTTAACGCCACCATGTTGGTATTCATAGACGATTGCGTCTAGTGTTTTTTGAGTGAGCATTTAATTGCTCCTTTCTTTTTGTTATACCTTAAGCATAGCAGGGGGGACTGACATTTATGCCCGTTTCTCGGGCGTGTCGTCAAAAAACTTTTGTGAGGTCCATCACATTCACGCTTAAGCCCATAATTGTATGTGCGGACTATAGAGACAAAACGGACATTTCAAATTCGTGTATCATACAAATTAAAAAAATATTAACATTTTATAGAATCTGAAATAGTAGTTGACTAGAATTATGCTATACTGATAACATGAAATGCAACTTCTGTGATAGACCAAAATACGTTGAGAGATTAAACTCAAAAGGCGTACTAGAAAACTTTTGCGTTATTTGCATCAATAAGCTAATAAAGGGCGGGAAATGAAAACTCTTCTTTGGGTAGGTATTATATCGATCCTAGTATGTATATGCGGAATACTTCTGCAAGTCTATACAAACTAGGGGATATAGCTTAATGGTGAAAGCACTTGTCTTATATACAATAGAGTCTGGGTTCAAATCCCAGTATCCCTACAATATCAAAATTACGCATGGTATAATTATTTTATAAATGACTTATTTAAGGAGAAATAAATGCAATTAGAACCAATCTTGTTAGGCAAAGACATTTTGCTGTTTAAAAATGTTTTAAATAACCCAAAAGCAGTTTATGATTTTGTTTTAAAAACAAAAACTGAAAAAGACTTAAACTTTGGCGAGTGGAGCAAGTGGGGCAATATTGGTAGTTATTCAAAAGCATATCCACAAAATTCAGATGAATGGAAAGGGCTTTCAGATCAAAGCTCTAATATAGTTAAAGAGTGCATAGATATATTTTTTCAGGCTCTAAAGATATACAAGGACTCTTACATGAACGAAGAGTACTTTAATATGCATCAATATCCTTTAAACTTTCCAACATCATATGAAGACTTATCCCTAAATAATCCAGAGAACTACTCTATGTCTGATCTTCCAATATTTGAGATTCCTACTACACAAGCTGGTAAGAACAAGTCCATGGATATACACCTTGATCGATCATTCTGGTACCAGGGTGGATCTAGACATATATTTAATTTTAATATTTATATCAACGATGATTATGAGGGCGGAGAAATATTTTTTATTGATGTTGAAAATTCAGAAAAAAAGATTTACGTTGATCCAAACGGAAACCATATTGAATATTTGTTAGCAGATGAACCACTTACATATAGAATGGAAGCTGGAGATGCTATGTTATTTAGAACAGATGTTTATCATGGGGTTAAGCCAACTATTGGAAACAAATTTTATTTTAGACAATTTTTAGATGCACCAGAAACAGTAGAAATTCAAAATATAACTGCGGGAATGAATAGCGAAGAATTAGAACAGTTTAGAAAAAATTCTGAAACAGAAGGCAAATCAAAAATGTTTACTCCAGTGCTATTTGATTCCTTAGAAGATATTGATGTAAATTCCTATAAAGATTGGCCAGGAATAAAAATGCCAATTCTTATAAGAAAGTAATCATTTTATATTAAAGGAGAAACTAAAATTAATATTATAGATTTTGGTAACGGAATTAAGGGATATGAAAATTTTGTAACTGATGAGGAACTTGCTATAATTCAAGCTGCTTGCAGGGATGAAAATTTTTGGAAAGGCCCTAAAGGAAGAATAAATAATAATGAAGTTTGGGATGGTAATATAATAGATCTATCTTTTGAGCAACATGGAGAACTTCAAACGATTGTTCAAAATTTAAACTATAGACTTTTAGAAACAGTATGCGATGAAACTGTCAGACCATCCTTGGGACCTGGTAACATAATGAGGTTCAGGTCTTCTGATGCTGATAGATTAAAGCTAAATGTAGCTATGCAGCTGCATCACGATAAGTTTAATCCTTGGTCTGTTTTAGGCGTAGTTATATATTTTAATGACGATTTTGAAGACGGAGAGATTGAGTATGTTGATCTAAATATAAAAATAAAGCCTAGGGCTGGAATGATGTTATGTCATCCAGCAGAACTAATACATTTTGTTAATAGAGTTACCAATGGAGATAGATACTTCACAACAAACTATATAATGGAGCATTTTTACTGGGATAAGAGAAAGCAGCTTCCAGAAAAAGAATATAAGGCTATAATGCATAAGCATAGAACCCAAGACTATCCTCCAGTAGACGATGTTGCATTCAATGCAAATTTCAAAAAATCTAATGCTAGAATATTGTAGTTGACTAGGATATATATGAGAAAAAAATATTATTCTGCAGTATTGATTATATCTGCAATACTAGCTCCAGTATTTATATTTTTATACGAAGTTAAAAAAATGGGCGGGATTCGAGATATCTTTGATGTCGATGACGAAAATGAGTCTATATAAACACTACCTTGATATATATACGTCCTATTGATAATACTTGGGACAATAAAGGATATCGTCGTAAAGGGACTTTTTGGCCCTCTCCCGCCCTTGGGTAGGCAAATAGCCTAGTAAAGGCTTAGAGAGCCTATAGAGGCTTTATAAGGGGTATTTCTATGTAAATGGATCGCATATGGATCTATATATCCCAGTTGACTAGAATATGGTTCTTCTCGCCGACGCACTTTTTCGCACTATATGGCGATTAATGTTCTTTAAATTCTCCCATGAATTTGCTTGATAGCTCTGGTCCTTCTAATCCAGAAGCCTGATACTTTTTAATTAGCTCTGGAGTAAACTGTGGATTCTGCTTAAGCGGTGTCATCCAAACTCTTTGAAAATGTTCAAAGTCTCCATCATAAGCTTCTTTTATTTGTGCATTATATTCTGGGCTTTTGTAATTATAAAAAGTTCCTGGGTTATCTTCTGCCTTAAGAACAAAATTCGAAAATGCATAGCGAACTCCTTTAGTAACTTTTTCAACACCATGTGTATGAGGATCAAATGCACCATGTACAATTAAATCTCCTCTTTCTGGCTTAATGGTTAGTCTATTTTCTTCGCCTACTGCTTCATTTTTATTACCGTCTTTATCTATATTTGTGTAAAATATTTCTCCGCCTTCAAAGTCCCCAAAGTACGCTACTAGGCCATAATCTAGCTCGCAGCATGTTTTCCATACATCTACCTGAGATAATCTGTGACATTCTCCCTTGCCTGGTGAGTCGGAGTGAGTAAACATTCCTTGATTCATGTGCTCGCTTATAACAAGTACATTATTTTGAGGGTGTATAACATATTCTGGGTAAAGCATCTCACTTGCCTTTGCCCACAATTTATGTAGCCCCAAGATTGGTGGACTAAGCTTATCTGCATACCAGCTTATAAGCGTTTCTTCATATTTTTGGTCGTACTTATAGTCTCTTAATGCGTCCTCTACAATTTTGCACTCTTCGTCAGTATAAAACCCTTTAAAAACAAAAACCCCACTTGGTGTCCCGTAATTATCTGGGAAAAAAGAAACCTTTGTGCAATCTTCTCTGTCGTAAAACATTATCTTTTACCAACCTTCTCAAGTAGTTTTTTAAAAATTGATTTTTTCTTTTTGTGAGCTTCGGCTTTACATGAGCTATCACAGTTGTGATTAAATTGTGGACTTGCCATCCACTTTGCAAAATGATGTGCCATAGTAATTATATTATAGCATGCGTAAGCCCCTGGAGGCGGATCCAGGGGCTTACTTGCATTTTCATGCATACGCCAGGATTAACTCAACCAGCGTAAATCTATATTACAATTATTGTTTTTAAAAAGCAATACTTAAAACAGATTCTTTTCAAACAATTTTTCTACAACTCTAGAAAGCAGCATTGTAATCGAAGATCTATACTCAGAGTTTCTTTGCTCTGCTTCCTGCTCAGAAATCCCACTAGAAACCATTGCCTCTTTGTTGGCAATTTCAAATTCATTTATCATAAATAATAATAACTGTTCTTTATTCATTGTCTTCTCCTGGATTAAAAGACGGAACTGGACCTAATAGGTATCCCGCCTCGTGGTACTCAATCATTTTTTCTACGTCTTTTCTGTCAGCTACCTTACTTGCAATTAAGCTAAGAAGATCATATATTCTGTGCAGCATTATGTAATTAACCATGGGCAAATTGTCCTCTAGGTTATTTTGCTGGATCTGAGGGTCTTCCTGCATCTGTCCACCAAATTTCTCTCCCCATATTATCTGTTATAGAAATTATGGATGACTCAAATTCACTTTGTTTGTTCATCGACTAATCTTACTATATCGTCATACTTTTGTAAACCAACCGTGTTCTTATATTTACACTCTAGGCAATAAAGATATATCTCAGACTCCCCATCCCCATTACAAAGTAGAAGACCTTGATCCTGTGGGCATATTAGCTTTGGGACAAGGCCTTCTATTGAAAGTTTTATATAAGTAGACACATATTGTATCTTCATTATATATCCTTTCTAGTTATTAGGAAATTTTAAATAAAATTCCATTGCTCTTGGGGTTAAACCCTTCCAAGCAGACCAATCACTTCCGCCATTGGTCATGTAATACGCTATCTCTGCATTTTTAGTTGGGTCAAACAACGACTCATTTGACTTCAAGTTAAATTTTTCTTTACGATCTACGCCGAGATTACCCAACATGTTGATCTGAAAAATTCCGTAAGAACTGTCTCCAGTTGCTCTGTTACCATTGTAAGCTAATGGTCGTCCATTGGACTCCCGCTTTGCAATGGCCCAAGCCGTTCTAAGGGCTTTTCCTTCAAATCCTACTGTAGACAACAGTTCTATTAGTTCTGAGTCCGTAAGCATTTCTGAAGGCTTATAAACAGTATTGCTGTACTTTTCTAAGGTTTCTTTCTTAAGTTGTACTTCTGTCTTTGGTTTTACTATTTCTGCTTGAGCTAGTGCAACAGTATTGCTGTTTGAAAACAAAAACATTGTTGCTACTGCAATTGCTGTCCAGTGATGAACAACACTACTCAAACTTTCTTTTATATTCTCCATTGGCATTTCCTCCTTTAGAGATAGCGAAGTATAATCATACCATTCCAACAAAGAACATGTCAAATGGTTTTTACTATTGACATAGAATATCTAAATAGTATACTTCCAATAGGGGGGTCGGGGGGTCAGCAAATCAACATAAATCAACATATATTATATATATGTATATATAGAGTATTATATATTATAGTTAACTAAAAAACAATAATAATTTTTAACTATCTTTTCTTTTATAAAAAAGTTTGATACACTTAGACTTCACTTAAAAATTAATCAATCCGTATGGCGGAAGAAAAGGCGACAAATGAAAAATACTATTGAAAATCCTTATGAAAACTTTATTGCACTATCAAGATATGCTAAATGGGTAGAAGCAGAAGGACGTAGAGAAACATGGGGAGAAACAGTAGATAGATATTTTTCTTTCATGACCAATCACTTAAAAGAAAACCATAATTACATTCCAAATGAGAAGCTTGTTGCGGAATTAAAAGAGTTTGTATTTGAACGAAATGTTATGCCGTCAATGAGATCTGTAATGACTTCTGGCGCAGCACTTGAAAGAGATAATGTAGCAGGATACAATTGTGCTTTTTTGCCAGTCGATTCACCTAGATCATTTGATGAAACAATGTATGTACTTATGTGCGGAACTGGTGTAGGATTCTCAGTTGAGTACAAGTATATTAATAAACTTCCTGCCGTCCCAGAAAAACTAGAGAAGTCAGACACTATTATTGTTGTTGAAGATTCAAAGCAAGGATGGGCAAAAGCTTATCGTGAACTATTGGCACTTCTTTGGACAGGACACATTCCAGCAATAGATGTAACTAAAGTTAGACCTGCTGGTGCAAGATTAAAGACAATGGGTGGAAGATCTTCTGGTCCTCAGCCGCTAGTCAATCTTTTTGATTTTACTATTGCTAAGTTTAAAAATGCAGCAGGTAGAAATCTTAAGCCAATTGAATGTCATGATATCATGTGTAAGATTGGTGAAGTAGTAGTTGTTGGTGGAGTAAGAAGATCTGCAATGATTTCACTATCAAACATTAATGATATTGAAATGGCTCAGGCAAAGGCTGGTAATTGGTGGGAAGGTAATACACAACGAGCATTATCTAATAACTCAGTTGCATATTCAAGAAAGCCAGAAATGGAACAGTTTATTGCAGAGTGGAAATCTCTTTACGATTCAAAGTCTGGTGAACGTGGTATTTACAACGTAGCCGCAGCTCAAGCTCAGGCAGCTAAGTTTGGTCGTAGAGATCCAGAGATTCATTATGGGACTAACCCATGCTCTGAGATTATTTTAAGGCCTTATCAGTTTTGTAATCTTTCAGAAGTAGTATTGCGTGAGAAAGACACCAAAGAAGATATTGCAAACAAAGTAAGGCTTGCAACAATACTTGGAACCTGGCAGTCAACTCTTACAGACTTTAAGTACCTAAGAAAAATATGGAAAGATAACACAGAAGAAGAGAGACTTCTTGGTGTTTCTTTGACAGGACAATTTGGACATAAATTTATGTCTGGTAAGCAAGATATAGTTGCTTTAGAATCTTACTTAATGTCTTTAAGAGAGTATGCTCGTGAAACTAATAAAGAAGAGGCTGGGAAAATTGGGATTCCTGAGTCTGCAGCTATTACATGTGTAAAGCCTTCTGGAACAGTATCTCAATTGGTCGGGGTATCTTCAGGAATGCATCCATGGCATTCACCATATTATATTCGCACAGTTCGTGGTTCAAAAGGAGATCCAATTTCTGTTTTCCTAAAAGAAGTTGGAATACCAGTAGAAGATGATGTAATGAAGCCTAATGAAACATATGTATTTTCATTCCCAGTAAAAGCACCAGAAGGTGCAATTGTTAGAAATGATTTAACTGCAATTGACCACTTAAATATTTGGCTTGTTTATCAAAGAGCTTGGTGTGAGCATAAGCCTTCTATTACTGTTTCAGTGAAAGAAGAAGAATGGATGGAAGTAGGAGCTTGGGTATACAAGAATTTTGATGAAGTATCTGGAATTTCTTTCCTGCCACACTCAGAGCATACATATAAGCAAGCACCTTATCAAGAAATTTCAAAAGAAGAATATGAAGAGCTTTTATCTAAAATGCCAAAGAATATTAGGTGGGAAGATCTCTCTTTTTATGAAACAGAAGATGGAACTTCAACAAACGCCACTTTGGCTTGCAGTTCAGACGGAAATTGCGAACTTGTAGATATATCTGCCTAGTGGTAGAATTAAGTATTGGGTAAAACCAAAATTCATGGGCAACACCGCCCAAATGGAGATGATAATATGGCTATCAAAAATTTTGATAAAGCTGATTTAAATAAAGACGGGAAAGTAACTATGCAAGAACAGATTTTATCTGCACTAGGATCATACGGAAGAGCGTTTTTAGCAGCAGCAATGGCTCTATACATGACTGGAAATACAGATCCAAAAGATTTAGTTGCCGCTGGATTTGCAGCAATTGCTCCAGTAATCTTGAAGGCATTGTCGCCTAGCGACCACAGCTTTGGATTTAAGTCTAAGTAATTATTAGTCGATTAGGAATGCCCTTATGCTAAAATAGTGTAAGGGCATTTCTCTTTAGGGGTAAAAAAATGGCAGCGCAAAAAAATTTTCAAGTAGACGAAAATACCACATTTACGTTTGAGGTTCAATACCTAGACGAAGATAACTCTCCTATACAATTAAATCATCACACAGCTAAAATGCAAGTAAGAGATACCCAGGGTGGCAAAAAACTTGCATTTACTTTGACAGATCAAGATGGAATTACAATAACACCTTCACTTGGAAAATTGTCTATATCTGTATCCTCAGAAAGAACAAAAAAACTTTTTTATCCAAAATCAGCTTATGACCTTGTTTTAATTGATCCAAGTGTAAATATAACAAGACTTTTAGAGGGATACTTGACATTGAATAGGGCGGTAACACTATAATGGCAACCCGCCTCATAGTAACAGAAAATAATCCATTAGTAGTTGTAAGAGCATCTGGCTCTCCTGGAAGAACAATAATTAGCGGAGAAGGAAATCCAGCCAATTCATTAGGTTCTCCAGGGGACTTTTATTTTGATACATTAACTACAAGATTTTGGGGACCTAAGTCTTTAGCCTCAGACTCTTGGGATATAGAAAACAGCTTTGTGTTAGACAAGCAAGTGTCCTATATGTATTCTTGGGAAATGAGCCAAATTACTGGTCCAGTAAATGGAATATATTCTGTCTCTATAACTCATAATTTGCAATTTCACCCTAACGTATCAGTTAAGTCTAGTTCTGGAGACTTGTTAGAAACTGGAATAGACTATAATAGTATTAACCAAATAACATTGACAATGGCCCAGCCATTTTCGGGGACAGCATACCTGTCCTAAAAAGGAGATAAAAAGATGGCAAGAAAATTTTTAGTTAGCGTTGATTTAAATAAAAATGAATTACTCAATGCTAGAATTCAAAACTTAGGAACTGCTCCATCGAGTCCAGTATCTGGTCAAGTTTATTATGATACATCTAATAACACAATGTATTACTACAATGGACTTACCTCTCCTAACGGTCCATGGATGCCAATGGCTGCATCTTCAGAAGCAATACAAGACATAATTAGTAGCTCATTACAAGGTGGAACAGGCTTAACTTCAACATATTCAGATTCAACTGGCGTAACAACTTTAGATTTAGATGATACTGCAGTAAGTTCTGGATCTTATGGATCACAGACAAAAATACCTACATTTACAGTAGACCAGCAAGGTAGACTTACTGCTGCTGGAGAAGTAGATGTTGCAACAGAACTTTCAATTACTGGAGATATTGGAACAACATCAATTTCACTTCTTGAAGAAGGATTGACAGTAAGCGGCGGAGAAGGAATTGATGTATCTGTAACAAACAATACAATTACAGTTTCAGCAGAAGATGCATCTACAACAAATAAAGGTGTTGCTTCATTTGCAGATGCAGACTTTAATGTAAATGCAGGCGTAGTATCTATAAAAGATATCGATTTAGACTCACAAACAACTGGAGATTATGTCGCTACAATTGTAGGAACAGAAAATCAAGTAGATGTATCTCCAAACAGTGGACATAATGCTGCTGTAACCATTGGTTTACCAGACGATGTAGAAATTGTTGGTAACCTTCAGGTTGGCGGAAACTTAAATGTTATTGGAACTGTTAATTCTGTAAATACAACACAGATTAATATAGAAGATAATAAAGTAAAGCTTAATAGCAATTTTACTGGAACTCCAACAACAGATGCTGGAATAACAGTAGAGCGTGGCACTGAAACAGATGTAGAAATTCTTTGGAATGAGACATCTGATAAATGGACGCTAACAAATAATGGTTCAAATTACCATGAAATTGCAAGAAAGTATGCACAGACTTTAGGTGCATCTTCTACATCTTACACAATCACACACAATTTAGGAACAACTGATGTAACAGTTCAGATATTTGAAGCAGCTGTTCCATATGCACAAGTTGAGGCAGATGTTCTTAGACCAAATGCTAATTCAGTAACAATCAACTTTGCGTCCGCTCCATCAGCTGGAGAATACAGAGTAGTTGTAGTAGGTTAATCATGTCTAGACAGATGCTGGTACCTTTAAGGCTATTAGCCTTGTCAACAGACCCAGCATTTGGGCAAGTTGGAGAAGTATACATAAATACTACTACAAAAAACTTGCGTGTTCACAATGGAACTACTTGGATAGAGCTTACTCCTCCAAGTACAGATCCAACTCCATTCTATATGCACACTCACACATTTGATGGAGATGTACACACAATAGATATACAGAATCAAATTGACTTTAAGAATCTTGATAATCCGAATACCCCTGGACTTGTTTTACCTGAGATAATTGGATATGACGGAGGATTGCCTGGTAGCAATCTTAATAGCCCGTCGTTTGTTGAAGAAACATTATTTGACGCTGGCCTTTTTGACGGAACACAAGAAGTACAAGAAGAAGTTTTGGGAGGCGGAGGCTCAGAAGATTTTGATGCACCATCACTTGACGGAGGAAATTCATAATGGCATATAAAATTCAATTAAGAAGAGACGTTGCAGCAAACTGGGCAGCAAATAACCCATTGCTTTTAAATGGTGAAATAGGAATAGAAACAGACACCCTTAAGTTTAAAATAGGTAATGGAACTCAAAGATGGAATTCAATAACTTCTTATGCCCTTAAGCCTGGAATTGCTAACGGAGTTGCTACTTTAAATTCGGATGGCAAAATTCCTTTATCTCAATTGCCAGATCAGGTTTCATTAGATTCTGAAGCCCTACTTGCGATACAAAACGCTTTGTCTTCTATTACAACAAACGACATTGCAGAATCAGTAAATTTATATTTTACAGAACCTAGAGCAGTAAATGCAGTGCAAGGGTTATTTGACCCAATAGGATCTGCAGATGATGCACTAGATGAGGCAAAACAAGATGCCACAACAAAAGTAAATGCAGCTCAACTAGCTGCAGCAATAGATGCAACAGACAAAGTTGCTGCCGCACTCGTAACCGCTAAAGCAGACGCTGAAGAATTTACAGTAGCATCAATAAATGCTTTAAGCACATCTGATATAGAAGAGGGAACAAGACTTTATTTTACAGAAGCAAGAGTTGACAGTATAGTTGATCCACTTATTTTACAAACTAGAGGATATGTAGATCAGGAAGTTGCTGGAGCTAAAACATATACAGATGCAGCTTTAGAAGGCTTTATTCCACCAATAACCAATATAGGATCTACTTCAGATGTTCCAGAAGGATCTAATTTATATTTTACAAATGCAAGAGCAATTTCAGCAACAAATAACGCAAGAACAGCAGTCCTTGTTTCTGCACTAACAGCAGTTGATGATTTAAGAACAGAAATCAACACAAGTCTAACTAATTATATTCCATTATCAGATAGAAATTCTTCTGGAGGAATTGCTGGACTAGATTCAAATAGTCAAATATTAGAATCTGCTATCCCCTCAACAATAGCAAGATCATCAGAAATAGTATCTGCAATTGAAGGAGTTATAGACTCTGCTCCAACAGCATTTAATACTCTTAAAGAAATTGCTGATTATATAGCTGCAGATCAATCTGCAGCTTCTGCAATAACAGCATCTATAGAAACAAAATTAAATATAACTTCAGCAGCATCAACATATGCTCCAATTTCCTCACCCACATTTACTGGAGTAGTCACAATACCAACAGGTGCACTAATATCTGGATATGCTACAACCATTAATTTGACATCTGGATTAGCTTCTACTTTGACAGACGCTAATGACTATACAGACTTAGCAATAGCTGGAATTGAAAACTCGCTTGGAGGATATCAGCCAGAATCTGAAAGAAACCAAAATAGCGGATATGCTGGACTAGATTCAAACGGAAAAATTTTAACTTCTGCAGTTCCAACAATTTCTAATTCAATGATTGAAAATAATTCAATCAATATAAATGGAACAGCCGTAGCCCTTGGCGGAACAGTTATTACTGGATATACAAATGGAGTTTCTGGTTCTAATGTAAATAAGATTACATATGGAACTGGCTTGACACCACCCTCAAGCGGAAATTCTGCTGGAGACATTTACATTCAATACTAAGGAGACCAAATGCCGCTAAATATTTTTGACGGTTCCAGTTGGAATCCTTTAAAAAAAATACAGATTCATGATGGCAACACATGGAATGAATCTAAAGCGGCATATATATGGGACGGATCCGAATGGAAATCCTTACTTGATCTAAAGCCAAAAAATACAGAACTTCCTATACTTTCATTGCAAGGAGGAGCTTTCTGGTATGCAGCACAAGAAACTGTTTCTGTTTCAAACGGTGTTTGGGAAAATTCTCCAACTTCATTTAAATATCAATGGCAAAAGGCAGCATGGACTGGATCTTCATATAGTTGGTCAGACATTGTAGGCAAAACATCTAACACACTATACCTAGATGAAGATGAATGGAATTCTACTAAAACATTAAAATACATTGGGTATGTTGTAAGATGTAAAGTTACAGCTACAAATGCTGCTGGAGATAATGACCCAGATGTATTTACTTTGCCAAGTCCATTAATAGGTCCACAAAAACTTTCTATAGTATCTGCATCTGTAGTGTCAAACGGAATAATAAAAGTAGATTGGACAAAGCCAATTGGAGCAAATGATTTTTATATACAATATTCAGGTGCAGCTTCTGGAGAAATACAGCTTACTGGAGATGTAAATACATATGAGATAGATACTGGAAATGGAAGCGGCGGACTTTTGTTGTTAGTAAGACCACTAAATACATCTAATATTAGCGGAACTACGGTTCAAGGTATTGGTGCTAATGCATCTGTTTCTGATGTAAAGCCTAATAAGCCTGGAGTTACAACAACTATGTCTTCAAGCTCAAGTGGAGGAACCCTATCTTGGTCTTTAAACTTAATCCAGCCAACAGAATGGATTATTTATGATAATGGAGAAACAGAAACCAGTTCATATTTTTCTGGTGGAGCCAGCCAAACTTCTTATACTATTGATAGAATAGGAGTAGGAGGAACTACTTACGGATCATACACAATTACTGTAACTGGAACTGCACCAAGATTTACCGAAACTTCATGGTCTTCTTTCCCAGGGTTATCTATAGCATATCCATCAGTTCCTTTACCAGTAAATCAAGTTGCACCAACAGTTTCTGGAACTGGAAGATCATTTACATCAACAAACGGAACATGGAGTAACTCAGGTTCAATATCTTCTTATATTCATGAATGGTATGCGGATGGTGTTAATATACCATTTGGAATTGGAAGCAGCTTAAATCTAGGTGATACAACACAATATGACAACAAGTCAATAACATCTTCTGTTTATGTATTGACCACTGATTTAAATACTACTTCAAAAACATATAGTAGTAACTCTGTTCAGTCTACTACAAAGGAAGCAGAAGAGCCTACTTCACCAGTTCAATATTGGGCATGTTGCAATAATGGAGATGGCGTAACTGGAACTTATGCAAATAGCAGCGCAGCTCTTACAGGATTAAACTCAGCATGTGCTGCATCTGAGCCAGGAATTAATAATCAGGTTCAGGGAGGTGTATCTAGAACTCCAGTTTGCGTTCCTACAACTTATACTATTCCTAATTTAGTTGGAACATACAATCCTGCTAGCACATCAAGTTATAACATTTCAGTTGGAACAGCAGTAGGTACAACTGACTATACTAAAGAGGGGCAAGTGTCTTCACAATCTCCAGTTGCTGGAACAGTTGTAAATGCATCCCCAATTCCTACAATTACAGTTTATAAATTTACTTATCAAGCTCCACCAGATGAGCCTCCATCAAAGCCAGCATGCCCAGGAACAATAACAAATGCAGCAGCTTACACTTGTGCAGAGCTAGGAAGAACACTTCTTGGCAACTCTACAACTTATGCAATAAGCGTTGGACAGCAATGTTGTGGTGATTTAATTTCATGTCCTGCTCCAAGCGCATGGAGCGCATGGAGTACATGTTCTTCTGGAGGAACTCAAACTAGAACTAGAACAAATTACCAAGGATCTTCTTGTACAGCATATACAGAAACACAAACTCAATCATGTACCCCGCCAGCAGAATCAATAACCTATTATGGATGCTGCAGTGATGGCGGAGGAGTAAGTGGAAGCTATACTTCTTCATCAGCTGCAGTTACTGGGCTAGGTGCAAAATGTTCTGAAAACGAATCATTTGTTACACTAAGCGGTGGAGTATATACAACTCCTCAAGGTTGCAATGCACCACCACCATTTTTCCCACCGAGCTTCTTCGCACCACCGAGCTTCTTCGCACCACCAAGCTTCTTCTCGCCACCAGGGTTCTTCGCACCACCGAGCTTCTTCGCACCACCGAGCTTCTTCGCACCACCGAGCTTCTTCGCACCACCAAGCTTCTTCGCACCACCAAGCTTCCCAGCATTACCTACAACAGGTAAAACCTGTACATCTGCAAACATATCAATGGCTATATGTAATGGCGGAGGCTGTGACAATAGTGGATGTGCAACTGGAGCAACATGCAACAATCCGCAAAACTTTAGCGGAACAGGATGCTAATAAAATGAAAGGAATACAATGTTAACAGATTCAAGCGTTTTATATGTTAGAGGTGAAGACGGAATTAATGGAGTCCCATTAGTTTGGGTAATAGACGGAGAGTGTTTATATGACATTCCAACATGGGCATATTATGCCAATATGTTTATGCTTTCTGATGAAGTTATTGATATTTCTGAAGAACATCCAGAGCACAACGGCATTACAGTTAGATTTATAAAAAATGGAACAGTTGTTGATGATTTTCAAACTTCAGAGTATTTTGGCAGTATTCTTTTGAGCAACCCACAGGTATTAAATTTATTAGATTACCCGTATGGGATGTACGTAGTTTCTCCACACGCAACATTTGATGGAGAAAAATTTACTATTTTAAATGCTAATATGTCTTCTCTTTTAGAATGGCATCCAATTCAGAATAGACAAACAGATAACACTTAATGTATAATAGTATTTTACTTATTTAAAGGGGATATTGTGTCTAAATCAAGGTGGCAAGAGTACAAGGAAAAAAATGGAGTTACTCCTTTGGACCTTCTCAATCCAATGACAATGCATGCCGAAGAAGAGGTATCAAATTCAAGAATGTCTATATGCAGATCATGCCCAGAATTAATCAGCCTTACATCTCAATGCAAAAAATGCGGATGTATAATGAATCTAAAAACAAAGCTACAGGCAGCCAAGTGCCCATTGGGCAAATGGTAAACTATTTATTTGATATTTAAAGAATAAAATAGTGTATAATTAAACAAGAAAGCAAAGCTCAAGGAGGTAGCCAGTGGCCACCAATTATCCAAACAATCTAGATGAATTAATTAATCCAAACGGGACTGATCAGTTATCAGCCCCTTCACATTCTGAGCAGCATGCAAATGCAAATGATGCAATTGAAGCACTTCAGGTAAAAGTTGGAATAGATGGTTCACAGGATCCAGATTCACTAACATATAAAATTAACGATATTGTTTCTATCTTAGGAGATCTAGACAACAACACAGACACAATAACAGAACTGCTTGGTCTAGAAGGAAATAATGACCTTACAGTTTATGGGATTGAAAATCCAACAAATGTAGACTCATTTGCAAAAAGCACATGGAAAACAGTAAAGTATAATCTACAAGTTACAAAGGGATCAGATGTGTATGCATCTGAGATCATGGCAACACAAGATGGCCTAGACATGCTAGTATCAGAGTCTAACATCATATCAAACACAAACAATAGCTTATTTACTTATACCTTTGAAGAAAATTCAGGTATAATTAGTTTAAGAATCACCCCTGTTTCTGGTGAAATCGCAGTAAGATTTGTAAGAACAGCATTAAAGGCATAATAAAAAAAGCAGTAAGAGGAGTCATATAAATGGCAACAGTAGTAAAGAATTTTAGAATTAAAAGTGGCCTTATCGTCGAAGGCGCAACAGGTACAATCGGCGGCCAAAATATACTTACAGAGACAGGCGGAAACGCCTATATCCTCAACCTCGTTGGTGGAGCAACTCTTGTAAAGTCTGTTGATGCAGGCGTATTTAATGTTGATGGTGCTGGTAACCTCACAGTAAATGCAAATACATTTGATTCATACGGATCAGCCTCAGCAGCTCAAGCAGCAGCAATATCAACTGCAGCATCAGATGCAACTTCAAAGGCAAATGCAGCACAGTCTGCAGCAATTACTGCAGCAGCAACAGATGCTACAACCAAGGTTGCAGCAGAAGCAGCACTAAGAGTTTCAGGAGATGCAGCTTCAGTTTCAACTGCAGCAGCGGATGCAACTGCAAAGGCTAACGCCGCTCAAGCAGCAGCAGAGGCCACTGCATCAGCAGATGCAACTTCAAAGGCAAATGCAGCACAGTCTGCAGCAATTACTGCAGCAGCAACAGATGCAACATCTAAGGCTAACGCAGCACTTGCATCAGCAAATACTTACACAGACGGAAAGGTTGCAGATCTTGTAGATTCTGCACCAGAACTTCTAAATACTCTTAATGAGTTAGCAGCAGCACTTGGTGATTCACCAGATACCATTTCTAACTTAACAACATTAGTTGGAACAAAAGCTAATTCATCTGATGTAACAGACGGACTTGCAGGTAAGCAAGATACGCTAACTGCAGGATCAAATATTGACATTACAGGATCAACTATTTCTGTAACTGGCCTTGATTCAGCAGATATATCAGACTTTAACACAGCAGCCGTTGCAGCAACAGCAGCAGCATACGATATGTATGGTGCAGCAGCAGCAGCACAAGAAGCAGCAGAAGACTACGCAGACGGACTTGCAATCAACTACGATGCAGCAGGTTCTGCGTCAGCAGCACAGAATGCAGCACAAGGATACGCCGATGGTCTTGCCGTAAACTACGATGCAGCAGGTTCTGCGTTAGCAGCACAGACTGCAGCAGAAGCAACTGCAGCAGCAGCTAATACAGCTCAGCAAAACGGCACAACAGCATTCACAGCGCTAAATGTAAATGATCAGGCAAAGCAAATTGCAGCATCATCTTCTGGAACAGCAACAGTTCCTGGAACAGCTTATCAGTGGGCAAAGGCTGACTATCGTTCAGCTAAGCTCCTTGTTAAAATTGACAATGGAACACACAATGAAATTTCAGAAATCCTAGTAACCCTAGATTCATCAGATAACGTAGCAATTACAGAATATGCAATTGTTGGAACTAATGGATCAAGAGGAACAATTACAGCAGAAGTATCTGGTGCAAATGTTATCGTAAAGGTTACACCAACAGACAACTCAACAGTTAAAGTATCTGGAACATTACTTAAGTAATTAAATAAAGGTTTTGGGGGATTCCTTAAAAATCCCCCACAAAAAAACACTTAGGGGATATGTGAACTTAAATGGCAACAGAAAATAAAAATTTTAAAGTAAAGAATGGCCTAAATGTAGCTGGAACAGCAACATTTAGCTCAGATATTGTTTTAGGGACAGCCCCGATATCATTTGATACACAAACAAATAGGCTAAAGATTCAAGTAGATGGAACTTGGCAGCCTATTGCTTTATACTCAGAAATTCCAAATGAAGCTGAAATGCTTTCATTTATGGATGTAGGATTGGCTATTGATTACAATGGTCAACCAACATATATAATTCAAGCAAATGGAGTGACTCCAACAGGAACTAGTAAGTTCTTATCTGGCGGAGATCCAAGTACTTCAGAGTTTGGAATGACTTTCGATTCAGGAGCATTAGTAGCATGATGCTTAAATATAACAGTTTTAATGCTATAATTTCAATATATCAAATTAAAGGGGTGGCATAATGTCAACAGTAAGAATTCAAGTACGTAGAGGTTTATCTTCAGAATGGACCGCAGCTAATCCAGTATTAGCTGCAGGTGAAATGGGTGTTGAAACAAACACTAATAAATTTAAATTCGGTAATGGTTCATCTACATGGACCGCTCTTTCATATGCAGCAGCCGACACAGCAGCAATTGGTGAAATTTCCCAAGATGCTATAGATCAGGCTCTTTCAATGGGTGCTGGATTAACAAAGACTTATAATGATGGTACAAACACAATAACAATAACTGTTGATACAGATGTTATTTCTACAAAAGCGTTTGCAACATCAGAAGCAGCTGCAGCAAAAACAGCAGCAGAAGCAACTGCATCAGCAGATGCAACTTCAAAGGCCAACGCAGCACTAGCAGCGGCAGAGGATTATACAGATAACGCAATAAGTGGAGTTAATAACTCTTTGGGAGATTATATTCCAGTTTCAGACAGAGGAGCTCAAAATGGAGTTGCCTCACTTGACACAAATACTAAAATTCCAGTAGCACAAATTGCATTAAATAATTTTAATGGGGTTATCAGTACAAGTGAAAATATATTCGGAAACACAATAACAGGAACGAACCTTGTTTCAGAAAATTTGCTAACAGCAAATGATGTAAATATTAGCGGCAATTTAACTGTTAGCGGAACTTCAACTACAGTTAACTCAACAAATGTTTCGTATGATGACCCAATGATTTACATTGGTGATGGCAACCAATCCAACGTCCTTGACATTGGTGTTGTGGGAGCATTCAATAATGGAACATATCAGCATGCTGGTCTTGTACGTGATGCTTCTGACGGAATTTGGAAGCTTTTCTCAGGAGTTACATCAGAGCCTACAACTGTAGTAGACTTTACTACATACACAAGATCACCTCTTGAAGTTGGTCAAATATATGCTACTGCAGCTCAGATAGGAGCAGTTGGACCACAACAGATTCAGATGCTTTCTGATGTTACTGGAAACATTCAAGAGCAACTAGATGCAAAGCTTAATGAGGTTCCAGATAATTCTGTTACAACAGCTAAAATAACAGATGATGCCGTAACATCAGCTAAAATTGCAGAATCTTCAGTTACTTCAGTCAAGATTGCAAATGATGCAGTTACTTCAGTCAAGATTGCAAATGATGCAGTTATTGAAAGTAAAATCGCAAATGATGCAGTTAGCGAAGATAAAATATTTGCAGGTTCTGTAACTACTGACAAAATTAGAGCAGCTTCAGTTACTGAAGTTAAAATTGCAAATGATGCAGTTACTGGAATTAAGATTGCAAATGACGCAGTTAGCGAAGATAAAATATTTGCAGGTTCTGTAACTACTGACAAAATTGCAAATAATTCAGTTACTGATATTAAAATTGCAGATGATGCCGTAACAGTTAACAAAATTGCGGATTCGGCTATTACAAATGCAAAGATCTCAGCTACAGCAGAAATTGCTCAATCAAAGATTGCTGGATTAACTCAAGCATTAGACTTAAAAGCAACAATTGATTCACCAAATTTAACTGGATCAGTTGTTCTTCCTTCTACAACAACAATTGGATCAGTTGATGCAACTGAAATTGGCTACCTAAATGGAGTTACATCTTCAATTCAAACTCAGTTCGAATCAGCTGCAACAGCTCTTACAAACCACTCATCAGATACAACTGATGTACATGGAATTGCAGATACATCACTTCTAGCTACAAAGTCATATGCAGATGGAGCAGTATCAACACACAATGACGATACAACAAATGTCCACGGCATTGCAGACACATCACTTCTAGTAACAACAACTGGAACACAAACACTAACAAATAAGACTCTAACAAGCCCAACAATTAATGGAGCTACAGTTGGCGGAAACATAGTCCCATCTGTAGATAATACATATGACCTAGGTTCTCCTACTCAAATGTGGAAAGATATCTATGTTGGTCCAGGATCACTTTATGTTAATGGACAGAAAGTTCTTCAAGATGAATCAGGAGCAATTGTTGTTTCTGCAGACATTAATGAGAACCTTGGTTTAAGAACAAGCGGAAGTGGTAATATCGAGTTTGATCCAACAGGAACAGGCGTAGTTAATGTTAAGGGCCCTCTTGTTATGGAATCAGGCGCAAATATTTCAAGTGCTGATGGAAATGGAATCAACTTCTCTAATACAGTAAAGGTTGACTCAATTGCCAGCAAGACAGCAGATACAGACTTATCATTATCAGGAAACGGCACAGGAAAAGTTTATCTTAATGATAATGCAGAAGTAAATGGAAACCTTGTTGTTGGTGGAAACCTAACAGTAAGCGGAACAACTACAACTGTTAACAGCGAAACAATTAGTTTGGCTGACAATATCATTGATTTAAACAGTAATTTTACTACTGGAACTCCAACAGAAAACGCTGGACTAAGAATTATGCGTGGAGATTCTAATGCGGTTCAAATGCGTTGGAATGAGTCTACAGATGTATGGGAGTTCACAAATGATGGAACAACATACTCTTCAGTACTATCAATAAACGATACAGCATTAACAACAGCACTAAACGCAAAGCTAGCATCTGCTACAGCAGCAACAACCTACGCACCAATTGCTAATCCAACATTTACTGGTACAGTAACAGTTGCAGCATCTGGTGTAGCATTTACAGACGGAGCACAGACAAAAGCTGGAGTTCCTTCTCTAACAACAATTGGAACAGCAATTGGAGCAGCATACAACCTTTCAACAGGTGGTTTAGGTCTACGGGATCAATTAATTCCAGTTTCTGGAGCACACACAATTACAGTTCCAGCAAATGCAACTACAGCTTATCCAGTAGGAACTTCAATAAGCTTCTACCAGTCAGCAGGAACAGACGCAGCATTTGCAGAAGCAGCAGGAGTTACAATTTTAAGAACTCCAGGATTAAAGCTTAGAGCACTTCATTCATCAGCAACAATAACCAAGGTCGCAACAGACACCTGGTTACTTGCTGGAGACTTGAAAGCATAATTGGGAAATAGGAGAATAAAATGTCAAAAAATATAGGTAGAAGAGCATCAGCTCAAGACAACTTCATTGGCCCAGATGCACCAACTGGGCTAACCGCAGCAGATCATTTAAATGGAGTTAATAACCAACGGAACTTTAACGATGGAATGATTAACCTTTCATGGACAGCACCTGCAGCAGGAAATGCACCAACCCAATACAAAATCTTTAGAAGCGGAGTAGAGGTAGGAACAGTAAATGCTCCTACTACTACCTTCTCTAATACTGGACTAGTTGGTGGCACTTCTTACTCTTACACAGTAAAAGCAGTTGATCTTTATGGAACATCAGTAGACTCTAATACAGCATCAGCTACAGCAACAACAAAGCCAGCTGCCCCAACAAGTGCTTCAGCAACAGCTGGAGTTAATGCAAATACAGTTCAGTGGGCAGCACCTGCAACAGGTGGAAAGCCAATCACTAACTACTTTGTTCAAGGTAATGATGGAACAACTGGAAATACAACTAACTTATCTATATCGATATCAGATACTGCTGGAACATCACAGTATTATAACGTATACGCAGATAATGCTAATGGAAGATCTGCTGCATCAAATAACTCTAATACAGTTACTACGCTTGCACCGTCGTTCTTCTCTCCACCGTTCTTCCCACCGTTCTTCCCACCAGGGTTCTTTGCCCCACCAGGGTTCTTTGCCCCACCAAGCTTCTTTGCCCCACCAAGCTTCTTCTCCCCACCAGGGTTCTTCTCCCCACCGAGATTTGGCTTTACGGGCCTAAGAGCTTACTAAAAAATAAAAAAACAATAGCAGGGGGAAACCCCTGCTATTGTGCTGTATATATACAAATGATACAATGTATTTATGACAAATTTTAATAACAATTATTTATTTTCTTCAAAAGAGCAGCTTGCTCCTGGTATTTGGGTTTATCGAGATGTAATTAAAAAAGAAATCAATGTGATTGATAGATTAAATAAAATTGGAGAATCTGCTATTAGAGATGGAGACTCCAGGTACGAATGGACTTTTGGCTTTGTAGGTTATAGCGAAAAGAGACCTTCATACAGGGATTGTGAAGATATTAAAGTTGGTGAAGTTGTAAATATTAATTCTGAAACAGAAAATTTAGTCAATGATCTATGGCGGGATTTAAAAAATCATCAGTCTCCAGCAGTGGATGATTATTGTGGAATGTATAATGTAAAAATGAACTATTGGGAAGTTATGAATTGTATCCGCTATGGCAAGGGTCAGCATTTCCAAGAGCATGCAGATCATGGATTTTCATACAGCGCTACAGTTTCTTTGGTAGCATATGTCAATGATGATTATGAAGGAGGAAACCTTTATTTCCCTAAATTAAATTTAGACATTAAGCCAAAGGCGGGAGACCTATACATATTCCCATCTACATATTTATTTTCACATAGAGCAATGCCAGTTGAATCTGGAATGAAGTTTTCAATTGTTACTATGCTAGATTATAATGATCATGCACACAGACCAGAGTTTATGCAAATGAGAGCAAAATGGGTTGAAGAAGATTCAAAAACTGGTAAAAATTCTCATGTATAGGATAGAAGTATTTAATACTAGAGAGTGCCTAGGAGTACTTGAACCACTTTCTGCAAAAAGAAGTTGGATGGAAGAGACGTTTGAGTCTCATGCCTATAAATGTTTTCCAGTTAGCCTAACAAATCAATTGGGATGGGGAATATCTTTTCCAGAAGACATATCTTTTATTTGGGATGGAATATCTGATAGCAGTTCAGATCATGTAAAAATATTATCTGGAGAAAAATATGCTTATCCTGGCAGAGCGAATGCAACAATTAGTTTTTATAGTGGACTAGTTTTTAAAACCAGTGAAAATTTAAGTCTATTATCAATGCCAGTACCAAATTTATTTATTGATGGTGCAGTTCCATTTACAACACTAATTAGTAGTTCGTTTTTTACAGGAGAGTTGCCTATTGCCTGGATGATAACAAAACCAAATGAGGTTATAACAATAAAAGCTGGGACCCCAGTTATATCTGTAATGCCAATAGATTTAGAGTCATTGAATAATTCAGAAATGATTTTTAAACCACTTTCTGAATTCCCAAAGCCAGTATATAATGATATAGAAAATCCTAATGACTACTCTGAAGCTATTAGAGCTTTAAATCAATCTGGAACATGGTCTAACTTCTACAGAGACGCAGTTGATCATTTAAAAAGAAAAATTGGCTCTCATCAGGTAAAGTCAATAAGATTAAAAGTTAATAATGCTATAATGAGTTATGGAGGCAAAAATGAAAGCACAAAATGATTGGGCTGGTAAAGCACCTAAGTCTATAACTCCATCTGGATTTTTTGGGAACTCTTCAGACAATATTGTTGAAATAAAAGATTTTCTTTCTTTAGAAGAAAGAGAAACGCTAATGAATTTTGCATTAAACAATAAAATTTGGGATATTACAGAAACACATAGAGATGAAGATGGGCTAGTTTTATACGACCATACAATTTGGGAAGATCGTGTATGTACGTACAACTCTCTTATGGCCTCAGACCCAAGCATACTTGAGTTAATATATAGCATGATAAATAGATTAAAAATAGAAGTAGATGCATTTTTTAACGTAGATGCAAAAGAGACTGGACCAGCAATTGTGCGTTGGCCAGTAGGAGCAAGGCAAGAGCCTCATGCAGACAAAGAGTTTCATTCTGGACCAGAAAAAGGAAGGCCAAACGACTTTCCATGGTATGATCTAGCTGGACTATTTTATTTTAATGACGACTATGAAGGCGGAGAACTTTATTTCCCTCAACACGGAATTGAATTTAAACCAGTAGCTGGAGCAGCATATTTTTTTCCAGGCGACATGAATTATACGCATGGAGTTAGGCCAGTTAAATCTGGTAATAGATTTACGTCGCCATTTTTTTGGACGATAACTAAGCATACAGGAGAAAGACAGCCATGAGCAATTTAGAATATGTAGAGATTTACCCAAATATAGATGTATACAGAAATGTTTTGAATAACCCATCTGAACTTTATGCAACAATGAATGAGTCAGAAAAAAAATCAAATGGTAAGTATTTTTTGAAAGCTTGGGATCAGTGGTCACATTTTGGAACATATACGCAAAAAAAAGAGATGTCAGAATGCTCGACAGACATAGTTAGCTCTGAAATGTTTATAAAAGAAAAAGCCTTTGTTGATGAGATAGAAGACGCATATACTAAGGTTGTTTTAGATTATGTAGAAAGACACAATATTGATCTTCCAGAAGGATGGCGTTTTAGCGGATGCTCGTACTCTAAATATAATGCAAAAATAGATATGCTTCAGAACAATATGACTATGCAGTATCATACTGACCACATTACGTCTCAAAGAGACATGCCTGGAGACAAGTTCTTTTTGACATGCACCATGTATATTAATGATGACTATGATGGTGGAGATATAGAGTTCTACGTAGATGGCAAATTTATAAATCACAAACCAGTTTCAGGAGATATCCTAGTATTTCCTTCTGTTGAACCATATTTTCATGGTGTTAAAACAATTAATACAAATGAAAAGTTTTTTGTTAGAAACTTTATAATGGTTCCTCATAATGGAACAGAAGAATGGCTGGCTAATCAAAGACGTTATGGTGCATACAAGTGGGCACAAATGGAAGCCAAAAGAATAGACTATGAAGATAAAAGAAACATGGTATATTTTAAAGACGGATCTGTTGTCTCATACGAAGAGTATAACCCTCAAGATATGGGAGGGCAATAAAATATGGAAAGAGAAATGGTTATAACAAGACATAAAGAAGACATTGTGTCTTATGACAACTTTCTTACCAAGCAAGAATGTGAAGCAATTATAAATGTGTTAGCAATTAAAATGGAAAAAGATCAGCTAAGATGGATGCCAATTTCTTTTTATGAGTCATACTCTTCTGGAACTCCAGAACTAAATGACCCAGACACAATTGCCTGTGGCTTGCCAGGAGATTTTTTTCAAGACCTTAGACAAAGAGTCATAAACGCAACAGCAGATATGGCTGGCAAAGATCCAGAACAAATGTCTCAAATAAGCTGGCATTCACAAAGATGGGCACCAGGAGCATTTGCCAATATGCATTCCGATAATACTTCAAATGAAGGTGTATCTGGAGCATTTACTAGAAGTAGATACGCAACCTTTCTGTATTTAAATGACGACTTTGAAGATGGAGTACTAAACTTTAAACACGGATTAACAATCGTTCCTAAAACTGGAACCCTTGTAACTTTTGCTGGTGGTTTTCATAATATGCATGAAGTTACTACGGTTAAAAAATCAATACGATACACACTTGGATCATTTTGGGATGACAGAGAAGAAGAAGATTATCCTCAAGAAGTTAGAGATGCCTGGGCCGCAGAGCTTGCTGAAGTTAGGGCAATGCAAGCAGAACAAGCCATAGAGTGGGAAGACTACAGAAATAAAGGCATAAGAATAACACCTAAAGGCGAACAGTATCCAGCATCAGAAGTAGAGGGATAACATGCAGAATCAAATAGAGTTCAAACAATTTGTAATGTTTGATTTACAAGTGCTGGATCCACAAATATGGTATTGGGAAAATGCTCTTAGCTATCCAGAACATTTAAAACAGTTTATTGAAGAAATAGACTCAGATCCGCTTTCATATAAAAGAATATCAAAATGGGAAAACTGGACGGCAAGCGACGATAGCTCTTTTGTATATGGTGCTACTAAAAATATAATCACCTCTAATTTAAAAGATACAACTGGATCTGATTCAATAGATAAAAAAACACTATATATTGGAAATAGCTTTTCGATGGCATTTGAAATGTGTTCAGAAAGATATCTATCTGGACACGGATTAGATAAAAATAATTACAATTTACCACTAAGCAAATTGCCTATTAAAAAATGGAATCAAGGTCAATACATGGGGCCTCATTTTGATGGACAAGACGGAGACTCTACTTTAGCATTCTCTCTTGTTGCATACATAAACGATGATTACGAGGGAGGGGAAATTCATTTCCCAAATCAAAATATCACACTTAAGCCAAAGGCTGGAAGCATGATTATGTTCCCCTCACAACTTCCATACCTACATGAAGTAAAGCCTATTATTTCTGGCACAAGGTACATGAGCCCAGCACATGTATATATTAAGTAGATAGGTGGTATAATAAAAAAATGAGCACAACAGGCAAAGGGTTTAGATACCCACAATATACAGATACTCCAGATGTCCCTAGAGACCTCGGATACCTTGCCGCTGATGTAGATGCCTATCTGGATGATCATCCTGGCCCACAGGGCCCTTCAGGAACCTTAGAAATAGGTACTGTAACAACTGTTAGCGCATCAACTCCAGCCTCTGTAGTAAATGTTGGAACCCCAGAGGCTGCTATACTCAATTTAGTTTTACCAAGAGGTGTCGATGGAATAATTGGTGGGCCAGGCCCATCTAATGTTTTATCAATAGGAACTGTTGACCAAGGCGTGTCTGCAAGTGCAACAATAACTGGAACTAGCCCATCTCAAGTATTGAATTTAGTTTTGCCACAAGGGCCTGCGGGTCCACAAGGGCCACAAGGGATACAGGGCCCTACAACCTTAGCAGTTGGAACAACTACAACAGGTGCGGCTGGAACAAATGCTTCAGTAGTTAATACTGGAACAGCTACAAATGCTGTATTTGCATTTACGATTCCAAGGGGGGCAACTGGTGCAACAGGTGCTCAAGGACCACAAGGAATTCCTGGATCAAGCGCAACAATAGATCCAATACCAACAACTATTTCATTAAACATACCTACAACATCTGGTTATGGAGTAAATTCAAACTGGTATCCACTAGCAAACAACTTATACTCAATAGGCCAGCCTATAGATGCAGGTGCTGGAGTAGCATCAAATAGATTTTGGAAAACAATATACTCTAACACAGGAACAATAAATACATCTGACGAAAGATTGAAAACAGGAGTTTCTGACTCACTTCTCGGCTTGGACTTTGTTAATTCTTTACGTCCAGTTAGCTATAAATTTATTGAAGGCGGTAAAGAAGTAGTTGACGGAGATATAGTTTCAGTTCCTGGAACAAGAACTCATTACGGATTAATAGCACAAGAAGTTAAAGAGGTTTTAGATCAGTCTGGAGTAGAAGATTTTGCGGGATGGGTAAAAATAGACATGTCTCAAGAAGACTCAATGCAGGGATTAAGATACGATCAATTTATTTCACCACTAATAAAAGCAGTTCAAGAGCTTACAGCGAGAGTTAAAGCCTTAGAAGAGAATTAAGACATGTCATATAAATACACTGTCTTAAAAGATAATCCAGTTGCATTTTTCTTATTGGATGAAGTTCGTTCTGGTGAAGCTGGAGTATACAGCAATCTAACTACACTATATTCAACATACGCAGACTTAAGAGACAACGGAGTTTCATATGCTGCCGTTAGTGGGTTGCCAATAATTGATTACACTGGAAACTCCATGGAAGGGTATGCAATTAATACTTCAAGCATGGAAGTGCTTCCTATTATTGGGGCGGGAGTTAGAGGAACTGAGATAAATGAAGATGCTCAAATAAGCCTGAAAGCACTAGGTCTTGGAATGAATAGAAATCCAGACGGCGCATTTGCATTCGAAATATGGTTTAGTCCAGACAAAGATGACAACGAAGAATATCTTATTATGGGAGATGCTGCAAACTCAATTGGCCTATTCTATAAAAATGAAAACATTATTTTTAAATGCAGCGCCACACAATCCGTTTGGCACAAAGTCACAAAAAATGAGGCTATGCATGTCGTTGGAATATTTTCCAAGGATAAAATATCTTTGTATGTAAACGGCAAAATAGCTTCCGAAAGTCCAGTCACCAAGGGCTTTAAATTTACCAATACAAGCTTAAATTTATCTTTAGGCCCAGCTAATGTAGGAAAAAAGTTTATTGTTGATTCAGCAGCAATTTATGCTTACGAGCTAACTGAACAAAAAATATTAAATCACTATGTGTCTGGGTATAAAGAAACTAAGTATTCACAAATTGTTTATTCAAACAATGGAATATTTTTCTCATTAAATTCAACATCAATAAGACCAGACATTTCATACACATATCCTGGAATAAAAAGCTTAGAAGAAATTGCTTCTGGAGACGGATATTATAATTCTGTTTACAATAGGATTGAGTTTGAAAAAACAGATATAGCAGAATCAAAATCTTTTGTGTTTGAAGACAGACTATATATTTCAAACCCTGAAGATATTGTTTCTTCTAGACTTTCCTATGGTCAAGACGTAGACAATGTTTTAGTTGAAATAAAGATACCAGATCAGCCATGGGAAATATGTAAGAATAATTCACCCATGCCTTATTACAACAAAAACCAAAACTCAGAGAGCCCGATATTTGATATAAGAGTGACCATGACCACAGATGACTCATCCTTTGATCTTCCGTATTTTAATAAGCTAGAAATTGATATGTATTCAAATAAAGATTTCTATTCAGATAACTCTGGCTCAAAGATATATTCGGAATACGACTACGCTCTAGGTCAATATAATTATCCAGTAAGAATGCAAAATAAATATAATGGTATATCTATGTATTCTGGACATGGATTCTCGGTAGACCTTTCTATTGAGCCACGTACAATAGAGATGTTCTTTACACCACGGGCGGGGCAGAATGTATTATTCTCTTCAGCGTCTTCATCAATTAAGTGGGGGGCAAATGGAGCAATAACAAAAGCTGGAATTTCTGCTATATATGTAAACGGTATAGATAGAACATCGGAAGCCAACATATCTACATTTCTTCTAAACGACGTATCACACCATATATTAATAGTCTTGAGCCAGCCTGCCTTAAACATTAAGTTTAATCAAAATCAATTAGACACAGAGTATGGAACTTCAAACCTATACAACAATATAGCTTTTTATGAAAAGGTATTTACCCCTACAGAGGCAGCCAATAACTATAGACTGTATTGCTCAGATAATTCAAAAATTGTGGTTGATCCAGGGCTAACTGTATCTGAAAGCAGTCAGGGTCTTGACGGAACCTCCTATTTCGTAAGGTCATTTGGCGAATAGCCTACACAATTATTAAAAAAAGTGCATTGTCATGGCACACAGGCTGGACTTTTGCTAGAAATAATGATAAACTGTTTTACATATGGAAATCTTAAATCAAAAAAGTCAAGTTATCGAAGAGACAACTCTAGGAATATATGTTTGGGAAATGCCAGACGGACGCTGGATTGGTGACGATGATGGTAACTTCTTGTCTATAACATCTAAAAAGGGTAATCGTTCTAGAATGGCTACGCTAGCAGATGCTGTAAGACACTATGGTATTTATGAGGGACAACCAAAATTTTTAGCGGGCAGACGCAAAATAGATGATGAAGAGTTTGAGTATCAAAACCAAAGACTAAAATGGGGACTTACACCAGACCCATTAGATATTGGAGAATATAAAGATTCAGTTCTTCGAGGGGGCTCAGTAACATGACACAATTTTTAGAAGATGGCCCAGAAGATTCTTACGAGGTATCTGTAAAAAATAGCTCTGATTTATTTTCTTTTAAGAAAGAAAAAGAGCACGTCGATCCATTTGCAATAGGCATAGAAGAACTTAAAAAAGTAAGAGGCCTTGGCACAAACTTTAAGAGAAAAGTAAATAGAGATTTTGCAAAATCATTTACTGGCAAAGACGGAGCAGCAACACAGCAGAATTTATTGCAGCAGGCGGTAACTGGCTACGCTATGTTTGACCTTGTTCAACCAATATATAATTTAGAGTATCTTTCACAAGTATACGAAGTATCAACATATAACTATGCAGCAATCAATGCAAAGGTTGCAAACATAGTTGGGCTAGGATATTCGTTTTCTGAAACAAGAAAAACCAATGACGCAATTGACGCAATATCAGACAACAAGCAATTAGAGAGAGCCAGAAGAAAGCTTAATAAGTTAAAGCAAGATCTTCAGGAGTGGATTGATTCTACTAATGATGAAGACACTTTCACAGAAACTTTAATTAAAGTATATACTGATTTAGAAGCTACAGGCAATGGATACATTGAAATAGGAAGAACCACAGCAGGAGACATAGGATATATTGGTCATATCCCAGCTAAAACAATGAGAGTAAGAAGACTTCGTGATGGATTTATGCAATTGCTTTATGGCAAGGCTGTATTCTTTAGAAACTTTGGAGACCTAGAAACACCAAATCCAATCGGTGATGTAGAAGATAGACCAAATGAAATTATTCATCTCAAGAAGTACACTCCAATGAATAACTATTATGGCATTCCAGACATAGTAGCAGCCCAAGTACCACTTGCTGGAAATGAATTTGCTGGCAGATATAACCTGGACTACTTTGAAAATAAAGCGGTCCCAAGATATATTATTACTGTAAAGGGTGCAAAGCTTTCCCCAGAGTCAGAAAGAAAACTACTTGAGTTTTTCCAGGTAGGTCTAAAAGGAAAGAATCATAGATCTCTTTATATCCCACTTCCAGCAGACACTCAAGATAATAAAGTAGAATTTAAAATGGAGCCAGTCGAGGCTGGAGCCCAAGAGTCATCATTTAATGTATATAGACAGTCTAATAGAGATGAAATTTTATTGGCCCACAGAGTTCCAATTACTAAAATTGGAGTCCCAGAAGGAGTATCGCTTGCGAATGCTCGTGATGCAGACAAGACATTTAAAGAGCAGGTCTGTAGACCAGCACAAATGAGACTTGAAAAAAGAATTAATGCAATAATTGAAGAAAAAACAGATGCTCTAAAAATTAAATTCGAAGAGCTCACTTTGACCGACGAAGATACGCAATCTCAAATAGATGAAAGATATTTAAGAATGCAGGTAATTACCCCTAACGAAGTTAGAATTAGAAAGGGTATGATTCCAGTAGATGGCGGAGACGAAATGGTTGAATTAAAACCTCAGCAGGCAGCAGATCAAAGAGCAACTGCTGGCAAAACTAGGGCCAGAGATTCAGAGAGATCCGCAGCCTCTCCAGACAAATCAGGAGAAGCAAGAAATCCAAAAGGCGACGGCAGTCAAGTCGACTGAATCTAATTGACTACGATTTGCCTTTTTAGATAGATAAGTATAAAATTAAGCATATGAACATCGAAAAAAGTCAGTGGTCCTCTGACGGCCAAAACCTTCATTTATCTGTTCCGTTTACAAAAGTAAACAGAGAGAATAGAACTGTGTCTGGATTTGCAACGTTAGACAATGTTGATCAGACTGGTGATGTCGTAACAGCAGAGGCGAGCCTAAAAGCATTTGAAGCTTTTAGAGGAAATCTTAGAGAGATGCATCAGCCACTTGCAGTTGGTAAAGTTGTTTCTTTTAAACCAGAAACCTACTACGATCAAAAATCAAAAGAATTTTATAATGGCGTTTATGTAACTTCATACATATCAAAGGGCGCACAGGATACTTGGGAAAAAGTTCTTGATGGAACTTTATCTGGATTTTCAATCGGCGGAAAAATTAAAGATGCAGACAATGAGATTAATAAGTCAACAGGAGAAACTGTTAGATTTATCAAAGAATATGATCTAGTAGAACTTTCAATTGTAGATTCACCAGCCAATGAAATGTGTAATATTATTTCAATTGAAAAGGCAAACGGTCAGCTTATTTTTAAAGGAATGGCAACAGAGGTTGTCACAGAAAATATTTTTTATTGCGAAGATAGCGACTCTGTTTTCATCTCGACAGACAAGACATACTCTTCTCCAGTAACTGGAAAAGAAGCTACGCTAATTGGCTGGGTTGAAAGCTCAGACATAAACAAATCAAAAGAGATAGACAAAGTTCTTGCTTCATTTAAGAAGTCAAGAGTTCCGTTGCCTGCAACACAAACAATAGCAAAACAGGCAAACGTACAAGGAGGTAATGAAGTGGAAAAACTAAACGTACACGGTACAGATTCAGTTGCAGCAGAAGCACCAGTTGTGGAAGCACCAGCTGCTGAAGAAGTTGTAGTCGTTGAAGAGACCATGGCAGAGACTAAGGTCGAAGCCGTCGAAGATGCACCAGCTGCTGAAGCAGAAGATGCAGATTCTGCTTCTGTAAATGTCTTTAAGTCAGTAGATGCAGATGCATCAGCTGCAGTTGAAGTTCAAGAGCCTGATTTTGCAAAAATGTTAGTAGACCTAAAGGGATTCTTTGCAGATACTCTTAGCAAGGCTACAGAGGCAAATGCATTGCAGGTTTCTGAAATTAAAGAAACTGTAGAGACTTTTAGCAAGGGCTTAAATGCTCAGATTACAGAATTAGCAGAAAAGCACAGCGCACTTAGTGCAGCTGTAACAGAAATAAAGGGCACCATTGATGGTGTTCAAAAGCGTGTAGATGCCGTAGAAGGCGATACAGCAATCAAGAAGTCCTCAGACCTTGGCGGGTCTGCGGTATTAGCAACAAACAAATCAAAATGGAACGGTTCTTTCCTCGGTTCCGTAAACGAAATATTTAACTAGGGTAGGTGAAATAATATGAGTAATGAAACATTAGAGAAAGCAATCGCAGCTGGTACAACAGCTACAGGTACTTTCGCATCCACAACTGGTGGAGATGGAATTCACACTGCGTCTGAAAACGGCAATGGTGGTCTTCTCAACCCAGAGCAATCAGCTCGTTTCCTAGACTATATGTTCGACGCAACCGTAATCGGAAAAGTCGCACGTACAGTTAGAATGAAGTCTGACACAACAGAAATCGACAGAATCGGCGTAGGCGAGAAGCTTATGAAGCTCGCTTCAGAAGGTGACAACACAGGCGTTAACGCTGCAGTCACATTCTCAAAGATCTCTCTCACAACAAAGAAGCTACGTCTTGACTGGGAGCTCTCAACAGAGTCACTAGAAGACAATATCGAAGGTCCAGATCTAGAAGACCACATCGCACGTATGATGGCAACTCAGGCTGGAAACGATATTGAAGACGTTCTACTTAACGGTAACACAGCACTTTCTTCAGATGCTCTATACAAGGCATTTGATGGTGTTGTAAAGAAGGCCAAGGCAAATGCACACGTCGTAGACGCAGCAGGTGCAGGACTTTCTCGTGCTGTATTTAACTCAGCACTTAAGGCACTTCCACGTAAGTACAAGCAGCGTCGTACAGACCTACGCTTCCTTGCAGGATCAAACTTGATCCAGGATTACCTATACTCAACATCACAAAACATTCAGAATGTTAACCCACAGGATATTGCTTCAGGCATCATCCGTGGAGATGTTGCGCCACTAGGTGGACCAGCAGGATACGTAGCTCCATACGCTTTCGGTATTCCAATCGTTGAAGTTCCACTTCTTCCAGAGACACAGACTGGCGATTACGCACAGGCTACAGGATCACACGGAGATGTTCACTTGACATTCCCTAACAACGTTGTTGTTGGTGTTAAGCGTGACGTAACTGTTTACCGATTCTTCTGGCCACGTAAGGACTCAATCGAGTACACAATGTATACTCGTGTTGGCGTTCAAATCGAGCAGGCAGACGCTTGGGTAGTTGTAAAGAACGTTAAGGTTGCTTCCTAATTAGGAATTAATCCAAGAAAGGCCCCCAATTAATTTTGGGGGCTTTTCATTTTAATTATACAATGCTATAATGGTTTTACCTAGAAAAAGGAGTATTAAATGTCTTTTGACAAATTAAAGGTCTCAGAGCTAAAGGCAATTGCAGAAGAGTTTGCAGTTGAAACAGACGGACTAAAGAACAAACAGGATATAGTTGCAGCCCTAGCAGAAGAAGGTGTTACATATGCGGTATATGAAAAAACACTTAAAGATGTAGAAGATGCAAAAGAAGAGATTGAAGTCTTACCCGTATTTGATCCAAAGGCAGAGCGCACAGAAGATACAGTACTAGTTATGATGACAAGAGCAAACCATAGATACGATATTATGGGGCACACATTTACTCAGACCCATCCGTTTGTAGCAATGAATAAAGATTCAGCTCAACAAATTTTTGATAAAGAGGAGGGTTTTCGTTTAGCCACACCAAAGGAAGTTCAGGAATATTACGGCTAAGCTTAAACGCAACAAATGGAAATTATAGTAGGAACAAACTCACCAGTAAAGCAGAGAGTCTTTTGGAAGGGCGGGATAGCCCAAGCAGACTCTTTGCCTACTGTTAAATTTTATGACGTAACTAACGATCCTTCAATAGAGCCTTCTATAAATCCAAACACTTTACTTCTAACTGAAATTGCAGAAGAGGCAGAAACAGATAGAGGCGTGTATATAGTATATCCTCCAATTTCTCTTACAGATAGACCAAGAACATTAAAATTGGTATGGGAGTATGAGGTCGACGAAGAAAGCGTAACTAAAGAGCACCTTCTTGATGTAGTAAAGCCATATGTTGATTTAACTGAAGCTGCAGACTCATTAGGATTTGGCTTTGACCAATCTGACCCGAACTATAAAACTTTTGCAGATTTAGCGGCAGCTGAAAAATATGCAAGAAAGCTTATCGAGAGCTACACTGGTCAAGAGTTTTATTTGTATGATGACGTAAACATAGTTTATGCTACTGGATCAGAAGTTCTCCCTCTTCCATATAAGATAAATGAGATACACTCTATACATCTTAATGACATACTATTAGTAGATAGATTAAATAATATTGATAACTGGAATGTACCAGTAGAAATATCTTCAAGTGGTTTTGGAATAAAGGTTAATAAGTCTGGCCTTCTAGACAATGTTGTTTATACAGCTAATGGAATGGTGCCTCCAAGCATCAATGATTATGGCAGTGGATCTTTTGTAAACGGGGGATCATACAGAATTGAAGGAAGATATGGCTGGGACGAAGTTCCGCATGAAGTTCAATTAGCCACTATAGAGTTAATGAAAGACTTCTTCTCTAAAGATAAAGACTGGAGAAACAAGTACTTAAAGAGCATACAGACATTTGACTGGCAGTTTGAATATGACAGTGCAATATTTAGTGGCACAGGAAACAACTATGCAGATCAGCTTTTGTCAGATTATGTCTTAAGCACAATGGTTTTGATATAATGAACAGAATCGTAGACTCTATTCTTAGCATGAAAATAGACGTTTATTCTCAAGAAGATTATCAGGATCCAAACACTGGCTCCATCAAAAAGTCTTGGATATATCAAAGAACTATACCTTGTTTTGCAAAAGGAATAATAACTAATTCTGCTACAAGTAGAGGCGGAGACAACAGATCTATTTCTGTTAAGTATGTAGATAACCAAACTATTGAAATTAGAACCCAGACTAGATTGACATATAGGGAAAAGGTTACAAACATTAGGGATAACTCTGGCAACCCAATTTGGGTAGAATTGAATTACCCAAATGACACACCGACAGTATTTGAAATAACAAGCTCAACACCAATAACAGACCCATTTGGTAACTTGATGGCTTATAACGCAATAGCTAAAAGATCAGAGAGCCAATTAATTGGAGACTAACGGAGTAGCACTGCTTCAAGCTTCTTCTGGTCTAGAGAGATTGATGGTAGGCTCAGCCCAGGCGGGTGTTCTAAGAGATAGCAATGTGGCACAGATATCTGCATTCTTATACTATCAGGCTAATGTAGCAGCAAGACTAGAATCAAATAAATCATTTCAAAGACTATTTAAAACAACAATATTTAATCAGATAGAAAAAGATTTTGGATTGTTTATAGACTCTCAAGCAAGAACAAAACCTAAATCTCTTCATCATGTTTATGAATGGAATAAAACAGGACAATCTACAAGTCGTCTATTTAAGTTAAATCAATTAGATGGAGTCGGATTATCATTCAGAATTAATTACGAGTTTAAATTGTCAAAGTCTTCAGTCCCTTCTAAAAATAGAGAGCAGACTAGCAAGTATGTGTTTGAAAGAAAAGCATCTGTTATGGAAAAGGGAATGCCTATTACTATTAGGCCAAAATCTGCAGAGCGTCTTGTATTTGAAATAGATGGCGAAAAAGTTTTTATGCCAAAGGGCAAATCAGTTACAGTTAAAAGTCCTGGAGGAAGAGCCTCAACTAACCAGTTTGATTTAACATATAGCAGATACTTTAGTGGACCAATGGTAAGCAACTCAATAAAAATGTCTGGATTTCAGAACCTATTTGGAGCCAAGTTTGAAAGAGCAATGAAAGTCCCCTCATCTATTGCTAAGGTGCGTTATTCCTTTAGTCCAGGTACAATTAGACTACAGGCCGAAGCGGCACTAACAGAAAAATTCGGAGGAGTATTTTAATGCCTAACTATGGAATAGACGCTATGTACGAGATAAGAAAGCATATATGGCAAGAACTTTTGTCAAACAATATAATTGATGCAAACGCTTACTACAGCGATAACCTTGGCGAATCTATAATCCCAATCATTCCAGTTCAACAGGCACCAGAAATGAATCAGTTCTTGAGCGGCAAGACTCATATAGTCTATGACAAGATAGGTAGCACCTATGAAGAAAACTGGCTTATATGCTGTGAGAAGATATCCTTTACAATATACTCAGTAGACTTTGCTGAAATCAATATAATAAGAAATATGATGATGGATGTATTTAGAAGAATGGACGATTCAGCCAGAGACCTAAATAACTCAAAATCAACAGACAAGATCATATTTCACAACACCCTAATCCTAGAGATGTCTCCAACAGAGCCATCCACAGAGCTAGCAGGGTTCCTGGCGGCAGATGTCATAATAGAGGTCAAGTACTCTAGGACAGTAGGCCCTAAAGGCAGATTTGACTAGTTTGCCTTTTAGTTGATTGTAAGATAAAATTATACCAAGAGGAAAAGAGCCTAGCCAGCTTAATTTAAAGTAAGTCAATATATATATTTATTTAATGGAGGTTTTACAACATGGCAAATCAAATTGCAGGTAATGCTAAGAATATTCTAGTTGGTGCTTCACCACTATTTATTTCAAACTTAGACGTTACATCAGCAGGATATGTAGAAAATTTTGCACCTGGAGAACAAGGTTCTACAGCACCAGCATTTTCAGCACCAACAACAACAGTTGATGGAAAGTCTTACACAGATACTTTGAACGAGGTAACTGCATCAACAACACCAGCATTCTATTACAGAAACGTTGGTTACACAAACAATGGTCTTCAGGTAACATACAACCCATCATACGGTTCAGTTACAGTAGATCAGCTTCTTGATACAGCAAAGCTTTTCAAGGAGTCAATGGAAGTTATGATCGCTACAGAAATGGCAGAAGGTACTCTAGAGAACGTTCTTACAGTATTTGGTCAGAGCTCAAGCACACTAACACCAGGATCAACAGTAGATAAGCTTGGTATTGCTGGTGGAGCACTAGGTGAGGCTCCAACAGAGCGTCAGCTTGTTGCAGTAGGTCAGGCACCAACTTCTGGAGCAGGCGTAACAAAGGCAGAGCGTGTATACTATGCACGTCGTGTTCTTTCTGTACAACAGTCACAGTTCTCTTTGGCTCGTAACGCAGCATCAACATTCCCAGTTACATTCCGCTTGCTTCCAGACGGCTCAAAGGCTGGTCAAGAATACGGTTTCATCGTAGACCGAGTTCTTAACGCAACAGGCGCATAATTAATTCTTATTAATTAATAAAACCCCCCTAAGAAATTAGGGGGGTTTTCTATTGCTATGGTATTTATGATATGATACAATAATTAAGACGAGATCCTAGGAGGATTTAAATTGGCAACAACAGTATATGATGTAGAAGAAATTCAGCTACAAAACGGGGCAACCGTAAAGCTAAAGCCTTTAACAATTAAAGAGCTTAGAAAGTTTATGGCTGCAATTAGCAAGACAGCAGAAGTAACTACAGAAGATGAAACTTTAACAATTCTTATTGATGCTTGTGCAGTAGCACTAGAGAAGCAGCTTCCAGAATTAGTTGCAGATAGAGACGCATTTGAGGACGTATTAGATGTACCAACAATTAATCGTATCCTTGAAGTTTGCGGCGGCATTAAGATGGATGATCCAAATTTATTCAGACTTTTACATCTATGCAAAAGTCTGAGTCAGAAAAAAGAAAGTTCTTAGCTGCAATACAAGGTGTAGACCTTGAAGGTGGCGAGGAAGAAGAAAGCCCCAAGAGCTTTGAAGATGTAAAAAGAAAAGCACTTGGAATTACTGCAGATGCATCAGATGTTGTTTCGTTACAAGGTCAGTTTGCATCAGACGCAGGATTTGGTATCGGAGCTGGCCTCGGATACAAAAAGGAGTAAGAGTTGGCAGATCAAAATATAGTAACCAACATAACTGCGACGGCTAATTTTTCTAGCCTAACAGCGCAGTTACAAGCGGTTACTCAGCAACTCTTAAAACTCCAAGCTACAACAATTGGTTTAAATAAGAATCTGACTAGCCAGGTTGGAGTCATGAATCGTCAGTTTGACGAAACCATGCGCTCCACTGGCCAGTTCTCTAGACACTTCGTAACATTAACTTCAGACGTATCTAAGTTTGGTCAAAACCTAGATAGCGGAAGAATGAAGCTTGGCCAATACTTTAGAACTTGGCAAGGACATACACAAAAGACTAGTTCACTAGTTAGAGATTTAGCCAAGCAGCAGGTTATGCTTGAGAATGCAATAATCCAGCCTATTGGTAAGAATGCACAAGGATTAATGCAGTACAACGTAATGGTTCAATCTGGACTAGACGTTACAAAGAATAAGTCAGCGCTTCTAAGACAAGAACTAGCCATCATGAATAAGGTTATGATGGATGGATCTAATCAGCTAATTAACTGGGGTAAGAATACACAGTGGGCTGGTAGACAGCTTACTGTAGGTTTAACTGTACCACTTGCAGCTTTTGGTATGGCGGCAGCAAAAGCATTTAGA